TAGATAAGGAAAATGTTGCCGAATATTCAGATGATGATGGTAATGATTTTAAAATCCTTACGTGGGATATGTTTAAACGATTGAAAGGAAACAAATGACAGATGAAGAAAAAGGGCAGAAGCCACAAAGTACAGAAGCACCAGATGCAGAATTATTCCAGAAAGGATTTCATGTATTCATGGGAGATGTGACAATGGAAACAATGAATCCGATAATCAACTGGATTATTGCAGCTAATTTTGCAAAAGAAAAACAACACAAAGAGTTGACTTTGGGGATATGTTCTCCTGGCGGAGATTTGAATGCTTGTTTCGCTCTTTTAGATGTTATGATGGGATCTAAAATTCCGATACGTACAATCGGAATGGGAATGATTGCATCGTGTGGTCTTTTAATGTTCATTACTGGTGCGAAAGGAAGACGAATTCTTACTCCAAATACATCGATTTTATCTCATCAATATTCATGGGGAAGTTGGGGCAAGGAACATGAATTGTTTGCTCGTGTGAAAGAGTTTGATTTGACTACTGTACGATTGATGAATCATTATAAAAAATGTACCAAATTGAAAGAAAAAGATATTCGTGAAAAACTTATGCCTGCACATGATGTGTGGTTAAATCCAAAAGAAGCCAAGAAATTGGGTCTTTGTGATGAAATACAGGAAATGGGAAAAGTGACATGAAACTTAATTCATATAGAGATGCTCCCTGGCCTCGGAAAAATATGATATACGAAGATGAAAACGTAATAGTATATAAAGATGGTTTTCCAGTAACAGAAGGTCATTTATTATTTGTTCCAAAGAAAAAAGAACGAAGAATGGACATTACAATCTGTTTTGAATATGCTTGGGAATGGGGAGTAAAAGGTGTATGTAATTACGAATATGAGGGGTTTAATGTGGGGATCAACAATGGAGAAGCTGCAGGACAAACAGTAATGTGGCCTCATGTACATTTGATTCCTAGAAGAAAAGGAGACACACCAAATCCAAAAGGTGGGGTGAGACACGTAATACCATTGAAAGGAGATTATAGTGAGTAGTTATATGAAAGAATTGGCAAAGGCTACAGGAAACGAATATGGTAGTTTGGTCGATGATGGAATTTTTGGGGGAGATGTAACACAGTATATTGATACAGGATCTTATGTATTCAATGCACTTTTGTCGGGATCGATATATGGTGGACTTCCTGCAAATAAGATTACTGCACTTGCAGGAGAATCGGCCACAGGGAAGACATTCTTTACACTTGGTTTGATCAAACATTTTCTTGACTCTAAACCAGATGCAGGAGTATTCTTTTTTGAATCGGAATCTGCATTGACAAGTGATATGTTGAAAGACAGGGGAATCGATACATCCAGAGTGTTTCATATTCCAGTTGCAACAGTAGAAGAATTTCGACATCAAACAGTTAAGATATTGGAAAAACATGGAGAAACCGATGAATCGGAACGGCCTCCGATGATGATATGTCTGGATTCTTTGGGAATGTTGTCAACCACAAAAGAGATGACGGACATTTCTGAAGATACTGGTAAAAGAGACATGACAAAGGCTCAAGTTCTCAAGGGAACATTTCGTGTCTTGACATTGATGCTTGCAAAAGTTAATATTCCACTCATTGTAACCAATCATGTTTATGATCAGATAGGTGTGATGTTTCCTACAAAAATTATGGGTGGCGGATCTGCAATGCAATATGCCGCATCCTCTATTGTATTTCTTTCCAAAAGAAAAGAAAAAGATGGAACAGAAGTAATCGGAAATATCATTCATTGTAAGATGCAAAAATCCAGACTGACTAAAGAGAACAAAATGGTTGATGTTCTTTTGACATATCGGGATGGATTGCACAAGTATCATGGACTATTGGAAATGGCTGAGGCTGCAGGGCTATTTAAGAAAGTATCAACTCGATATGAATTACCAGATGGGTCAAAACTATTTGGAAAACAAATCCTCAAAGATCCAGAAAAATATTTTACAGAAGATATACTGAATCAACTTGACAATTACGCAAAAATAGAGTATACTTATGGTAGAACAAATGGAGATTCCGGCGGAGATGACGCCGGAACAGATCAAGAAGTATCACAGTAGAATTCCAGATCCAGAGGAAAAGGAACGCCTTTGTGTCAGGATTGAAAAAGGCCCATTTGCTGGAATTGATGTAGCATATGGTAAGTTTCAACTGTCAGACAAAGAAAATGATGATGGTACTTCTAAGGTTAGGTTTGAATATGATATGATTCAAATTCCACCCGATTTGAAGGATAAGGAATTTTCAGATGAAATGGGAGATGCATTTGAATCTCTTTTAGGACAAGTTTATATTCATGTCCTTAACATAGAATTAGAAAAACAAAAAGAAGAAAGTGAAGATGGAACGACTAGAAGATATGATTTTCAGAAGCCTGTTATATAATGAAGAGTATGCAAGAAAAACACTTCCATTTTTCAAAGACGAATATTTTACTCAATTTCCAGATAGGGTCGTTTTTCAGGAAATAAAGAAATATTTCAATAAGTATTCCAATCCACCAACAAAAGAAGCGGTTATAATAGAATTGGGTGAACGAACCGATCTTACAGATGAAAATTTTCAATCGACAACGGAACTATTAAAAGAAACAGAAAAGGGTCATGAGAAGAATGAAAAGGAAGATCTTTCATGGTTATTGGAACGATCAGAAAAGTTCTGTCAGGACAAGGCCTTATATAACGCAATCACAGACTCAATTGGGATTTTTGATGAGACTAAAGAATCAAGTTTTTCAAAAAGTGCTATCCCTACTATATTATCTGATGCTCTTTCTGTTAGCTTCGATGTTCATATCGGCCATGATTATCTTGATAATTCTGTGGAGCGGTTTGAGTTTTATCGCAGAAAAGAAGAGAAAATATCTTTTGACCTCGAATATTTCAACAAAATCACAGGTGGAGGATTACCAAGAAAAACGCTCAACATTGCGCTAGCTGGAACTGGAATTGGCAAATCTTTGTTCATGTGTCATGTTGCAGCCAATTGTCTTGCAGAAAATCATAATGTTTTGTATATCACTTTGGAAATGGCAGAGGAACGGATTGCAGAACGGATTGATGCAAATCTTATGAATGTTACTCTTGATACACTCAAGGAACTATCAAGAGATGTTTATAACAAAAAAGTAGAAAAACTCCAGAAAAAAATCAAAGGAAAATTGATTATCAAGGAGTATCCAACTGCAACTGCATCTGTAAATAACTTTCGTGCGTTGATGAACGAACTAAAGATCAAGAGAGGGTTTATACCAGACATTTTGTTTATGGACTACTTAAACCTTTGTACATCAACAAGATACAAGAACAACATTAGTGCAGGGTCTTATTTTGTGGTCAAGGCAATCGCAGAAGAATTGCGAGGCCTTGCAGTAGAATGGAACATTCCAATCGTTAGCGCCACGCAATTAAATCGTGCTGGATTTATGTCAACTGATGTTGGGCTCGAAGATACGAGCGAAAGTTTTGGACTTCCTGCAACTGCTGATTTCATGTTTGCACTCATCTCTACTGAAGAATTAGAAGAACACAATCAAATCAAGGTAAAACAACTTAAAAATCGATACAATGACCCTGTCAAAAATCGGAATTTTGTGATAGGGATTGACCGTGCTAAAATGAGATTGTACGATGTAGAGGAAGAAGCTCAAAAAGAGTTGATAACAGAACCGAAAGAAAAAGAAACAAGAACCAAAACAACAATGAGTTGGGATAAATTTAAGGAAGAAAAGAAAAGATCTGGACTTGAGAAAATAGTGGTGTAAAATACAAATGGTTATAAATATATAAAGAAAAGTACAATTCAAAGAAATTAAAATTTTTTAGAGGATTTAACCTATGTCAGTCGCTAGAGAACTTGCAAATTTGGTGGGAACTCCCACAGATGGAAATATATTACTCCAAAGTACTGCTGGAGATGCGCTTGATGGTACAGGAACTTGTAACATCGCAGCCGGATTAAATGCATTAGGTGCAGCCACATCTGGTGATGATAATATCGCTATAGGAAGATTAGCAATAGGAACTGGTGCTACAACTGGAACTGGTAATATTGGTCTTGGTATTTCTGCATTGTCTGCTCTAATTGGTGGAACAAACAATATTGCAATGGGATTGACTGCGGCTGATGCAGTAACAACTGGAACAGACAATATTGCAATTGGCAGACTTGCATTTAGTGCATCTACTGATGGTGCAGACAACATTGCAATTGGTCGATCAGCATTAGCGGTTTCTGGTAATGATGGAGATACAAATATCGCAATTGGTCTTTCTGCATTAGGAACTGGTGATGTTGCTGGTTCTGGTAATATTGGTATTGGTGCTTCAGCATTAATTGCTATGACTTCTGGAACTAATAACATTGGAATAGGATTAACTTCTGGTGATGCGTTACTTACTGGAACAGATAATGTCGCAATAGGTAGATTATCACTTAGTGCTTCTACTGATGGTGCTGACAATATTGCAATTGGTCGATCTGCACTTGCAGTATCGGG